GATCGTACAGCAGCAGGTGCTACTAAAGAAGATATGCTTCGGGGAAATGTTTGGACACATGAAGGAACACATCATTTTATTTTTAGAGAATTTTTTAATTCTCACCTTCTTAAAAGAAGATGGTCTGAAAAATATGATGAAACACAAATGTTATTGAGAGATAAGTGCGGATGTAAAATTAAAAGAGAAATGATAGGAAAGCAAAATAAAACAATCATGACAATAGAAAAGTTTGAAAAAATTGAAAATGTATACCGTCCTAAACAATTTAAACCAAAGACACCCTACTGATGAAAACAATAGTATTAGGCCCTCCAGGTACAGGAAAAACAGAAACTTTATTAAATGAAGTGGATAAATATTTAAAAACAACTGATCCCAATCGTATTGGTTATTTCTCATTTACTCAGAAAGCAGCTAACGAAGCAAGAGATAGAGCCATGGATAAATTTAATTTAAGTGAAGATGACTTGCCCTACTTTAGAACTTTACACTCATTGGCTTTTAGACGTTTAGGAATTAAAAAAGAAAATGTAATGCAACGCAAACATTATGCGGATATAGGAAGACAAACAGGCCTACGTGTAGACTATAATGATTGGGATGAAGAACAAACAGGATTATTTACCACCAACAGTGATTATTTAAGAATTATTCAACTTGCCAGACTAAAAGGCATTACAGTTGAACAACAATATAATTTGAAAGAACATTCTCAAGAAGTTTCAGTCGACACATTAAAAAATTTAAGTAGTGAATTAGAAAGTTATAAAAAAGCTCACGGACTTACTGATTTTAATGATATGATTTCTGAGTTCATAAAATCAGATGCCTCCCCTAAATTTGATGTGGTATTTATTGATGAAGCTCAGGATCTATCTCGTTTGCAATGGAATATGGCAAAATCTATTTGGGATAAAACTGAGGACAATTATATTGCAGGTGATGATGACCAAGCTATTTTTAGATGGGCGGGCGCAGATGTGGATAGTTTTATTACTCAAACAGGAAAAATATTAAACCTTACACAATCTTATCGAGTACCAGGAGTAGTACACGACTTAGCTATGGGAATTGTTAAGAGAGTTTCTAAAAGACTTCATAAAGAATGGGAGCCAAGAAGTAAGAGTGGATTGCTATCTTATTATAATGAGTTTCAAGATGTGGATATGAGTAGCGGAAAATGGTTTGTCCTAGCACGAACTCGTCACATGTTAAATGAATTAGAAAACGTTTTATATTCTAAAGGATTGTATTATCAAAATAAATTTAAGAAAGGCTATGAAAAAGATTTATATGAAGCTGTTATTGATTGGGAAAAATGGCGTAAAAACAATGACTTAAATCATGAGCAAATTAAAAGAGTGGCATCCTATATGTCCCCGACTCATTACACAAAAGAAAATCTTCAATACTTAGATAAAGATAAATCTTATAATATGACCGAAGCTTATAACAACCAGGGATTAAAAACTAAAATGGTTTGGTATAAAGCTTTTGATTCTGCTCCACAGAATCAAGTTGAATACATTCGAAAGATGAGAGCGAATGGTGAAGAACTTAATAAACCGCCGCGTATTTTATTATCAACGATTCATGGTGTCAAGGGAGGAGAATGTTCAAATGTAGTTCTTCTTACTGATTTAAGCAGGAATACTCAAAAAAGTATGGATCGTTTTCCCGATGATGAGAATAGATTATTCTATGTCGGAGCAACACGAACCAAAGATCATTTACATATTATTAGACCACAAGATATTTATAAATCATTTCGTTTATGAGTGTATGGAAAAAACAAGTTGGTGGAAAACATTATATAAAATATAAAATTCAACCAAGTAAATTTGTTGTTGAAAATAAGTTGCTTTATCCAGAAGGAACTGTTATTAAATATATCTTAAGACATCAAGATAAAGGAGGAAAGGAAGATTTGTTAAAAGCAAAACATTTTATTGATATGATTATTGAGAGGGATTATTCCTAATGCAAATACCTCTTTTCAAGCCACAGACAGAGTGGCTCCCACCAGAAGAATTTCCTGATTTAACTCAAGCATGCGAAATAGCAATCGACTTAGAAACCAGAGATCCAAATTTAAATATACGAATGGGATCAGGATCTGTTGTTGGAGTCGGTGAAGTGGTTGGTGTATCCGTAGCAACAGAAGATTTCTGTGCGTACTATCCTTTTGCTCATGAAGGCGGTGGTAATATGGATCGTAAGATGATCATTAAATGGCTTACCGCTGTTTTAAAAACACCTTCTGATAAAATTTTTCACAACGCCATGTATGATGTCTGCTGGCTAAGAGCCATGGGCTTAAAAATTAATGGTCGTATTATTGATACCATGATAGGCGCAGCTTTATGTGATGAGAATCGATTACGTTATGATTTAAATGGTTGTGGACGAGATTATGTAGGAAAAGGTAAAGATGAATCTGCATTATATGAAGCAGCAAAGTCATGGGGAGTCGATCCTAAAGCTGAAATGTATAAACTTCCAGCAATGTACGTTGGGGCTTACGCAGAACGTGACGCCCAACTCACACTGGAGTTGTGGCAGGAATTAAAAAAAGAAATTATTTATCAAGATATTCAATCTATATTTAAAATGGAAATGGAATTATTTCCATGTCTAGTTGATATGAGATTTCTTGGTGTACGTGTAAATCAAGAACAAGCTGCGAAAGAAAAGAAAACATTAGTTGAACAAGAGAAAAAAATGTTAGGTGAGGTGTTAGTAAATACGGGGATAGATGTTCAGATCTGGGCGGCACGATCCATTGCTAAAGTCTTTGATAAATTAGGACTACCTTATGATCGAACTGCTAAGACTGAAGCTCCATCATTTACTAAAAATTTTCTAACAAATCATCCTCACAATGTCGTGAAGTGTATTGCCAAGGCTAGAGAAATTAATAAAGCTCACACCACTTTTATAGATACTATTCTTAAACACAGCCAAAAAGGTAGAATTCATGCGGAAATTAACCAACTTCGAGCCGAAGGTGGAGGAACCGTGACGGGAAGATTCTCAATGAATAATCCAAATCTCCAGCAGGTTCCAGCACGGAACAAGGAACTCGGACCACGGATCCGATCTTTATTTATTCCTGAAGAAGGATGTACCTGGGGTTGTTTTGATTACAATCAACAAGAACCAAGACTAGTCGTACACTATGCATCGCTACAAAATTTATATGGAGTTGATGAAGTGGTTGAGTCTTATAAAAATGAAGACGCAGACTTTCATAAGATTGTTGCAGACATGGCGGATATTCCTAGAACTCAAGCGAAAACAATTAACTTAGGATTATTTTATGGGATGGGAAAAAATAAATTACAAGCAGAATTAGGAGTTAGTAAACTTCAAGCCGAAGATTTATTTAGAACGTATCATGCTAAAGTTCCATTTGTTAAAATGTTAATGGAAGCAACAATGAAACGTGCTCAGGATTCAGGGAAGATTAGAACACTACTGGGAAGACTGTGTCGTTTTCCTTTATGGGAACCCAATCAATTCGGGATTCATAAAGCATTACCTCATGATCAAGCGCTCTTGGAACACGGACCAGGGATTAGAAGAGCATATACATACAAAGCATTAAACAGATTAATACAAGGATCAGCAGCCGATATGACCAAAAAAGCCATGATTGATCTACATAAAGAGGGAATTATACCTCATGTACAGGTACATGATGAGTTGGATATTTCAGTAAAAGATGATAAAGAAGCTAAACGAGTAGTACAAATAATGGAAACTTCAGTGAAGCTAGAAGTACCTAATAAAGTTGATTATGAATCTGGCGAAAACTGGGGTAATATAAATTAGGAGGAACTATGGAAAAAGTAAAACAAGCATGGGCTCTTGCACAAGCTCATAAAAAGATTTCTATTGCTGTTGTAGTAGTAATTGTTTTAATTATTATCGCATCATAGGTTTATATGTTGCATGGCTTACTTAAACGCGAACATACCTGCCACGTATGCGCAGGTCAGAAGAGAATATCTTTATGACCTTAAGGAACACCATGGAGAAGTGGAAGACTGCTTACTTTTTGGCTTTGCATCGATTACAGGGCGTCCAATACTCTTCCATGCAATTATGGAAAACGGAGCTGTATTCTACCGCTTGCCGATATCTGCATTCATACAAAGAGGCTTTAAGCCAGAAGAGGTTCCTAGGATGCGACTTGACGAGTTGGAGCTATGGAATTGCTTTAGTTACTATCCTAGCGTTACTTCTTTTGATGTCTTGGACGGTCAGTCCTGTAAATTCATAGGAAAAGATAAGAAATGGTATCCAGGCGCGTATCTTTTTACGGTTGACTGGGGCCATCCAGAGAGTAATATAGTCGACACCGATCATTCGGAGATCCCGCAAGAACATAAGTGCGCACACATCATAGCCCTGGAAAACGGAAACTATGCGGCTCAGCCAAACAACAGAATAATATGGAGTATTCCATCTTTTACTGTCAGAGACGAAGTTCCTTTTGATTGGAAGGTTCAAACCAGTGAGTGGAACGTTGAAGATAGTAGGAAATGGAAAACTGAAGATACTGATAAATTCTTTTATGGAATTGAGGAGACTAAAGATGATTAAAAACTGGTGGAAAAAATTAAAAGAATGGTTCTGGAAAGATTTTTATGGAAGGGACTAAATGTAAGAACTGCAACTGTAATTGCCACTGTTCTTTAAAAGAGCATGGCGATGTCTATGGGGTGTGTAGTTGTAATGTGTGTGAACATGAGCTAGAAGAGTGTGAAGTATGCCAATAGATCCAAAAAAATGTTGTGGTACGCACTCAAAAGAAAAAGAAGACAACGGAGAGTGCTGTCAAACAACAAACGAAGAAGAAACAAAGGAGCCAAATGAATAAATTATATTTAGTTCTTGCACTATTATTTGCATTAAGCGCCTGTTCGATTGGGCCTAAATGCACCTATACTCAAGAAGGAACAAAGATTTCATCTTGGATATGGTTTTATAGTGGTGACAAGCCAATTGATTTAGATAAAAACAACTGTACTTAGGAGTTTATGAAAATTGATGAAGCGTCTGTATATCTTTTTAATACTCACACTAATGGTGTGTTCAACAGCCTATTCGGCAGAAACACAAACGAATGTTTCGGGATCTAACACAAGTATTGAAGGTGGATATGAACAGAGTACGACTTACGAATCAGGAAGTGAATCAAGTTCAACAACAACTAATACATCTAATTCTAATATAAGATCAGCTCCACCAACAGCAGGAGCACCTTCTTATAATTCTATGACACAAGATGTCTGTGCCGTAGGAGCGTCCGCAGGATTACAAACATTCGGTGTAGGTATTTCTGGCGGAAAGCATTTCATTGATAAAAATTGTGAACGACTTAAACTAGCTCGGATTCTGAATGACTTTGGTATGAAAGTTGCAGCAGTTGCAATCTTATGCCAAGATGAAAGAGTTTTCGAATCTATGATCCAAGCGGGAACGCCTTGTCCCATTGATGGACGTATTGGTAAAGCCGCTCAAGCTTTGTGGAATAAGTATGACTTTGAAA